GGTTTACCCAATTCAGAACAATTGAACGATAATCGCCTACCGCAGTTAGACCGGTCGGGGCATCAGGCGCCGTCATGGTTCCCAGAACTTTGTAGGTGATGCTGATAGGATCAGTTTTGCGACCACCAACAGAAACAGCGTACACCTGGAAGTCGTACTGGCCGTTCTCCGCTACTCCACGAAGTTCGAACTGTTCTTCAGTTACGCGCTCAGATTTCCAGTTTGAAACATTCCCGGCATCGGAGCGGCGCCAGCTGATGTAATACTGAGCCGACTTGCCCTGCCATGTAGCGGTCAGAGAAACGGACAAGTTACCCGGAGAGGACAGATAAGTGCCTTCGGTAATCGCCAGACCTGACGGCTTTGAGAACGTTGGGTCAAGAACAGTGGTATTTTGCGGGATCAGCTGTGCGCCGCTATCAATAGCTTCGTATTTGGTCGGGTTGTTCTGAATAGCCGTGATATTGAACGACGTACCATCGTCACCCTCAGCAACGCTCACAACGCGTGCTTGTAGCGGAGTTAAGTCTGGTTGAGCAATGACCCACACTGCATCGCTTACCGGCGTCTCATTGGAGCTGAGAGCGGTTTTAAACGTGACGGTGGTGATGTTCTTCCCATTCTCCAAAATATCACGCCCAACCATCTTCCCTTCTGCGCTGAGGAAGGTGATATGGTTTCCAACTGAAGTCAGATCAACCGGAGCGTCCAGCTTGATGCTATTGGAGGTGTAGCCGATAATACGACCACTGTTGCGACGGCCAGCGCGGAATTTATCTGCGATCAGCACGATGTCGCCAGGCATCAGGAATACAGAGTCCATACCTACTGCAAAGGTGATGACGTCAGATTCCATGCGAGAGGTGTAGAGCGTCCAGAGACCAACACGATGCGCCTGGCCGCGTGAAGTACAGCCGAATGCGACTGACTCAGTTTTGCGGATGCCATAGCGTTTAATCGCTTCCTGATCTTCTACATACTCGACGCTCTGCTTGTAACCGTCCTCTTTGTTGTTGTAGGTGATAAGAGCAACGGAATAGCGATCTTTACGCGCCGAACCTTTGTAGGCAAATGATCCATTCACCACGTTGCTGTTGGAGAACAGCATCACAGGGTCTGCTGGAGAATCCTGCGTGATGTGAACCATGCCACCAGCCCAATAAACCATGCCACGGAATGCCCCTGCAATGTCCTGCACGACGCGATATGCATCTTGGCGACTGGTTATCTGGGTATTGATAGCGAAACGTTTCTCTTTGCCACCGAAGCCATCGTCGACGTATGCATCACAGTAGCGACCAATCTGATACAGCTCGCCGATGTTAATCATCGACTCCTGAACAAACTGACCCAGACCGTAACGAGTGTTCGTCAGCAAGTCGAAGAGAATCCACGCCGGGTTGGAGGATGATGCCAGCTTAAATGTACCGTCCCAATTGCCGTCGTAGGAGTTCGTGTCAGCGTTATAGTTTGACGGGACACGAATTTTCAAACCTTTAATCAGGTATGAACGAGTCGGCATTGAAGAACCGAACTGCTCTGAGTTGATTTTCAGGCCAACGAGCGCAGAGTTCGGATAGTTCAGGCTGGTATTGACAATCTCACCGATCGAATCGATGTAGGTGTCATCGTAGAGATAGCTGTTATCGGTATGATCTTCAGTCAGACGAATGGCACGCAGAGTATATGCCTTTGCCGGCTTCGGTAAGTCCAGAACATAACTACGGTAATAAACACCTGTCTTCTTCGCGGTCAGAGAAATGGTTGCGTTGGACTCTCCCTCTGCAACAACGTCAACAAAGCCGCCGCCATTACCTGCGTCGATCTGGAATTTAAACTGGACTGTCGTACCGTTAGTATCGCCGCTCTTTTTATCGATGCTGCGAAGTGAAGGAAACTTCATCACTACACGAACGCGATCGCTGTCCGCAGAATCCAGAGACACGTTAACCTGGCTCGTTTGCTTCAATTGACGCCCTACTGATTTCGGCGTTTCAATGAAGTCAAAACCATCGATGACACTTTGATCCTGAGAACCGTCGCGGAACCACCAGGTTACACCGCTGAAGTTGTAGGAATTGTCGCTATTCTGGAGCGGCGTGTCGTTCAGGAAGATGGATTTTGCCCCATCAATCAGACCACCGATAACACCCTCACCCAGCAAATCCAATACAGAAGCCATAGCGCGGCTGTTTACCGTGTCATTAGCCTCCACTGGCGTCCTTGAGCTACCGCCACCCTTACTGCCGCCGCGTCCTGAGATAATCAGGCCGTGCGCGACTAATTGCGAGAGACGGCTTTTTTTGAAATTTGGAACTTCCATTTATCCCACCGTTAAATCTGGTCAATAGTGATAGAGGAACTTGCGATTTGCGAGCCAACGAGAATTTCTTCGCCGTAGTTCAGCTGAACCGGGTTTCCCTGATTAGTAGTGTTTTGAGGCCCGTCGAAATAAAACGAGTCGGAGTTATCCGCTTGTCTCACTTCCGGGTTTTTTGCTTGTGGGGATAGGATCTGAGCCAGACCGCCCATCATCATGCTCATGCCGGCCACAACCAGCGCCGAGGATGTGCCTGCAGTGAAGATTTCTGTGAATGCACCAATGACCACCATCGCGGCGCCAATCGCGACCTGAACGTAGCCAAGCGTCTTCCCGCCACGTCCCTTTGGTATTGGCGTGATGCGTATTTTCTCAACATCCTTACCGGCGCCTTTCATCATGTATTCGGTTTCGTCAACCGACCATGTGGCTCCACTTTTGGTTGTGATTTGAATGTGATAACGGTCGTAAACCTTCGCATTACGACGAATCCAGGCATTTAAGCCTGGTTTGTTTGCGTCGATAAGATTGATGGCCTGCGCCGCATTTGATGCGCGGAGATGCCAGTGTCGGCCGAAGCGGTTTGCAAGTGCGCCGCCCAGCTGGACATGAACTAATTCAGACATTTTTCCTTCCCTGTTAATAACGCCCGATGACGCAAATGATGCGTAGTATTTTTCTGGTACATACCGCCGTAAGTGGCGTGACTGCTTAGCCTGTCGATTTGGTGATGCAGGATGCGGTTGTCACCAACGTAAACAGCGCAGTGATCTGGCATCTTCCCGTACTGAATGAAGAAGATGTCGCCCTTCTGAGGCTCTTCGCCATGGGCAAGACGGACGAGATTTTCATTGCGATAATTCAGGTCGAGAATGTCGTCGTCGCCCAGATACCACGACGGGATATGCAGGTGAGCGTTGGCGTTGATCTCGATATTGAATTCGCGTTTCAGATAGTCTCGACACAGCATCCAGCAGTCGAAGATGCCAAAGACATACGGTCGGCCGGTGTACGGCATTTCAAAGCCATTGGGCGTGATCACTTCCATCTCGCTTAAACGAAACTCGGCATCAATCTCCGGGTTAAGATTTTTCGTGACGGAGAAGATGAGCCAAGGTAGCTCCGTTGCCTCACAACCAGCGCGGTCGGCGTCAGAGGCCACTGGAGGGCGATCAGTGTGGCTATGCCAGATAGCCACAACCTCGCCCTCGTCTTCGGCAGCAATCACGTCTTCGTGATGCATGACAAACTCATTGGCCGGGTCTTCAGAGACGTTTCGCGCCTCAATAAAGCGATATTTCTCCCCCGATGTCTGGACGATGAACCCGCACGCCTCATTTGGATAACGGGCAATAGCGCATTGATATAGCGACTGCGTCACCGCGGAGCCGGCAATGGATTTAATATCACTGAACACGTGTTGCCCCCGGAAAGCCGCCAAAAGCGATGATCCCGTTGGCGAAGAAGTTTCGCCTGGCCTTACACGCATCGAGACGCTTGGTGCAGTAGTCGTCGCTGAGCGATGTGACCTGATTGTTGTTCTTGTCGAAGTACGGGCCTGAGTAGCCACACTCCGCTCCGCGGTATTTCCACGGGCAGCTGTTTTTGATGATCTGACGCGCAGGTAACTGAACGCCCATCAAATCAAATACACTGGACAGCTCAAATTCAACGCTATCTTTAGTTTCCAGTGTCTTCTGCTCAACGAACCAGATTTCATCAGGGAAGTGCTGAGAGGCGTCGGCGGTCGCGTTTCCAGATGGGAAGTTCGATGCGTCGAGGAAACGAGCCAGCGTGCGACGACGCGTGATTGTGCAACCAACCAGATCGTCATTTGCCGCGACTTCGGCTGAAATTGTGCCGCCATAGTTAGAGACGGTCATCTTTGGTCGAGGCAAAGAACCCGAACCCGTTTTATCGAACCCACTCGCCTTAATCGGCCATGGTAGATACTCAACTCCCTGCCAGACGACAGATGTGTCGAGATTGTTCGTTCCGGCGTGAAAGAAAAGCTTCCCGCCCGAGGTTGTTACCGACATATCAAGCTCGAAAAGCTCGATAACGGAGGATGGCGCCAACCTCTGAATTTCCGTGCGAATACTCATACTCATCCTTGAGTTAAAAACGATACCTTATATATTAATAAGTAAATACTTACTTATCAAGATTCAAAAACTTGTCTAAAGGTACAACTGATCTCCAAATACCCCGGATAGCGTTTAACAGTATGAGAATCACACACACAGATGATTTTCTTATTGCGCGGGGTCGTCCAGTAAAATGACTCAACTGCGCCGCGAGCTGTCAGAAAATCGTCGATAGCATTACCGATGCTGTAAGGTCTTTTAAACGTCAGCGCCCATTCTTCTTTAATGCGGTTAAGACCGGCTGACTGGCGCTGCTCGTAATCGTCACCAAACTTCAGAACGGTCACTTCTGGCTTTACGGTTTTCTCTGACTCAAAATCCGGGAACCAGTTAAAGGTTTGTCTTGCCATTTTTCTCTTCCTTGAGATGCCGCCCACTTCCTGTAGGCGGCGTTGTTTTTACCTGTTGCCGTTGGTGTTTTTGTTCAGAGAACCACCAGGGCGCTTTTCCTGCGTAATCGTTTCGAGAACGATGTTTTTAATGCGTTGGGCTGCATCGTTCCAACCTTTGCCGTCCGCATCCGAGCCAGACGTTGAGCTGGAGCCGTCAGAATTAACACTGATGTTGATGGCAACCGGAGCAATTGTTCCGCCGCCGCCAATATTCCCCGTCATCGTTACTGGAATCGAACGACCATCAGGCAGAGGGACATAGGCTTCATTGTCTTTCCCTTCACCAAATAGAGCCAGCTGCGGCGAAGTAGCGATCCCGCCTTTGGAGTAAGTCTTCAGTGGAATTACACCATTTGGCCCCATGATCCCACCCTTCTCAAATTTAGGAATGGGTGGAATGTTCTGACCATTGGCCTGCGTTGTTCCAGACCCACCAGACCCACCAGCTCCACTCGCTATGCTTCCAGCCCAAACAGACGTCGCCGCAGAAGCCATTGACATGCCGAAGTTCAACCATCTCCCCTTCGAAGACGTCGAACTAGCCCCCATCGATGCAAAGACCGCCGTCAACCCAGAAGCCACCGAGGATAGATTATTCATCGTCAGGATGTTGGCGCCGATTGCCTTTGTCTGATTACCCGTAGCAGTACCGAGACCAAGAAGTGACTTTGTAGAATTCCAGGCGCTACTAACCATCCCAGATAATCCGCTGTTAGCATTCTCAGTGGCCGTACTCATTTGGCTAATACCAGCACTGGTCTCCTTCGCGGACTGACCAATGGACTTGTCACCGTTGTTAACGGTCGCATTGTTGCTATTGCCACCAGACTTAACCAGACTCACGCCCTGATTCAGTATTGCGCCAGCTACATTGCCCGTCCCACCAGCGCCATTAGCCCCCATCCCCATCATGTTCATGATTGGCGCGGTAATCTGCGATTTAACAATAATGCTGGCTATGTCTTTGACGATCGACCTTGCAAAATCACTGAAACTAGCCTTGCCGTCCATGATGAAGTCGGTAATCGTGTCCGTCATACCGGAGAAAGCATTACTCCACGCTGTTTCGATCTGACCTGCGACATCCTCATATCCAACGGCCAGCTTTTGAGTGGCTGTTCCGGTTTCCTCAATCAGCGCTCTGTTTCCAGAGGCAACGAGTTTCTGAATACGCTTATTGAAGTAGTCGATGTTGGCACCCTGCGTCGGGTCTTTTTCCAACTCCTTCATTGCGTTGTCGCGCAGAGTGATTAACCCGTCTAAGGAGGTTTTGTATCGCTCCCTAAAGTCGATAACATCATCTTCACGATTATTTGGTGAACCTGCTCTGATAATAGCGTCAGAATCAGGCGCCCATGTAGAAGCCATCTGTTTAGCGCCACGACGGTTCATCATCGCGATGTAGTCTTCTGACAGACTACTCAGCTTAGCCAGATTCTCCTTGGCCTTGTCGATACTCTCCTGCGAAATCAGCTCAGAAGGGCTGGCTTTGGAAAGCTCCACCAGCGACTCTTTGGTTTTATCCAAAGTCTGTCTGAACGACACGACGGTCTTTGAGCCACTGCCCATCTGCGCGATCAGCTGCTCAGATTTTTCCAGAGCCTTGTCATAACCATCGGCTGTCTTTTTCTGCGCACGCGCCTCCTTTTCTGCAGCAGCGGCAGTTTTCTTGCTTGCTCGCTCGGCGGCGGCGGCAGCGCGTTCAGAATCCTTCTCTTTTGCATCGGCAAGCCACTTCGAAATAATAGCCTGGTCTTTCGCTGAAGCCTGTTCCAGCTTGATGCCTTCACCCAGAAGTTTGCGAATTTTAATGTTCGCCTTCATCTGGTTGTCGCCGACTACCGGGTTATTCTCGACGTCGAACATGAGCGAGCCATCGGCATTGACGCGCTGCCGACTTCCCTTACCTTTCTGTTCGGACAGATAGCCACTTTCTAACTTACTACTTGTCTTCGCCCCTGAGTCGCCAAGTGTCGTTGTTCCGTCAAGCCCCGGAATCCCTTTACGACTATCAGACGA